AAGATTATGGTGAAGCTAGAGAAAACACAGATGCATATAGAAGGGGATTACCAGATAGGCCAAGAACATGAGGGTAGCTATAGTTGGATTAGGAGGTAGTTACGCAGATTTTGTTGCTGCTAGAATACGTTCAGAAAAGTTTGATGAAATATGGGGGATAAATTGTATAGGGGCCATTATTCATGTGGACAAAACTTTTATGATGGACCCAGTATCGAGATTTCTTGACACAGATAATGCAGGTTTACAAACAGGTATTGCTAATGAATTTCTTAAAAAGAATAAAAAACCTATCTACACTTGTGAACTTGATAAAAGAGTCAAGACTCTCAAACTATATCCACTCGAAGAGGTCATTAAATCTACCAATCTTTGTTATTTTAACAACACTGTACCTTACGCTATTGCTTTTGCTATATACAGTGGTGTCACTTCTATTTGTCTTTACGGAATAGATTACACCTATAAAGATAATTTATATATGGCAGAATCTGGTAGAGCTTGCACAGAGTTCTGGTGTGCAACAGCCGTATCAAAGGGTATCAAAGTGGAGGTCGCGCATAGATCGGGATTGTTAGACACCAATGTGCCCAATAATGAAAAACTTTATGGATACCATAGGTTGGAGGATCCATTAGTGCAAAAACTGGATCAGACAGGTTTATTAATAACCAAACAATCTGAAATTGCACCTCCTGAGCCTGTAGACGAAAAACCTATACTTTTTGGAAGACATGATTTACAACATGTAAACGGAGTAGATAATCATGTTCCAACTTAACGTAGCAGAGATTGGCAGTGTAAAAGTAAATACATCACAAAATGGTGGTTTTTCAAGCGATCAAATCGCAGACATGGCTACTGATAAGATAGTATATGTAGCAGACAACGCTCCACCTGCCATACAAGAACAAGCTCGTGTTTTTGCAGATCGTGTAAGGAATTTGTTAAGGGGATATGTTGATTTGGCAAAACGAGAGGAACGTGCTACAATAATACAGGTAATTGAGGAAACTGGTAATAAGGAACTTGCTAATATAATAAGGAGGCTATGATGGCGATTACTCAGGCGATGTGCACATCTTTTAAACAAGAATTGATGTTAGGCACACATAATTTTGCAACAAACGGCAATGCATTTAAACTTGCTCTTTACGCAGAAGGTGGTGGTGGAAAGTCCTCTACAACTGCTACGTTAGGAGCTACAACTACTGCGTATACCACAACAGGAGAGGTTGCTAATAGTGGATCATACACTGCTGGAGGAGGAACACTTACGAAAGTTGCACCTACAACTTCAGGAACCACTGCCTTTGCAGATTTTGCAGATATAAGTTTTACAACTGCTACTATAACTGCAATGGGTGCATTAATATATAATGATACTAATAGTGATAAGGCTGTGGCTGTATTAGACTTTACAAGTAACAAAACTTCTACGTCTGGTACATTTACTGTAACATTTCCAACGGCTGATGCTTCAAACGCTATCATAAGGATTGCATAATGGCTTTAGTTATTGCTGATCGTGTAAGAGAAACTACAACTACTACTGGCACAGGAACTTATACTCTTGCTGGTGCGGTTACTAGCTTTGAGAGTTTTGGCTCTATTGGCAATACTAACACAACATATTATTGTTGCACCGATGGAACTGACTTTGAGGTTGGCATTGGAACATACACGGCAAGTGGAACTACTTTAGCCAGGACTACAATTTTACAGTCTAGTAATAGTGATAGTGCAGTAAACTGGAGTGCTGGCACAAGACAGATATTCTGTACATTACCTGCTGAAAAAGCCGTAGTTGAGGACGCAAGCAATAATGTGGCTATTGCTGGAGTTTTGACTTCTACAGGATTAACGATAGGCAGTGCGGCTATAACAGAGGCTGAGTTAGAGATATTGGATGGAGCCAGTGTTACCACAACAGAATTAAATATTATTGATGGTGATACGTCTGCTACGTCAACAACATTAGCAGATGCAGATAGATTAGTAGCAAATGATGCAGGAACAATGAAACAAGTAGCTTTAACAGATGTAAAAACGTATCTGACCAGTGCAGGGTTTACCACAGACGACCCCACCGCACTTGCGATAGCCCTTGGGTAGTTAGGAGTATGACATGGCTAATACCTTTAAAGTTGTAAGTTTTGCGGCAGAGCCAAATGCTGCTGGAACTCCATATACGGTCTATACTGCTGCAAGCAGTACCACCACAGTAGTAATTGGTCTGATACTCACGAATATACACACTTCTCAGGTTACAGCAGAAGTGGAACTTGTGAGTGATACCGCTAATAGAGGTGGTGCAAATGATGTAACAAACGGCACTTCTTTCCTAGCAAAAGATGTACCCATACCTGCTGGATCGTCATTAGAACTATTGTCTGGAGGTAAAGTTATTCTGGAGACTACAGATGCTATTAGGATCGACTGTTCCGTAGCTGATAAACTGTCAGGAACCTTGAGTATTATGGAGATTACTTGATGCCTTATATTGGTAATGAACCAGCCGCAAACTTTCAAACACCTCCAGCCGTAGTTCGTTTTAGTGGTGATGGCTCCGATACGACCTTTGATCTTGGCAGAACCATAGGATCTGTACAAGAGATATTAGTATCTGTAGATGGTGTTGTACAAGATAGTGCCGCATATTCTGTGCCTGATGGATCAACACTTACATTCACAGCGGCTCCGTCTAGTAACTCTGGTAATAACATATTTGTGTATTTCCTTGAGCTTGCAGGTGAGTCTGTAACTCCTGCCGCAGAAAACAAAGGTAATTTTAAACATGGGGGTATGTTTAGAACCAATGCACAGAGCATGACTATTGATACAACAATTACTGCAACAGAAAATGCAAACGCTACAGGCACACTGTCTATAGCTTCTGGTGTTACATTAACCATCGAGAGTGGTGGGAGGCTAGTAGTCTTATGAGTACATTAAAAGTAGATACAATACAACATAGTGGTGGTACTACAGGTTTAACTATTGACTCTAGTGGGCGAATTTTAACTCCTGCTAGACCAATGTTTTTTGCTAGAATGAACTCCTTAACATCGGCTGATAGTGTTGTAA